CTGCTATACAACGGTGGGCTGGCGTGAAGGATGACGGGATTCTTGGCCCTGGGACTCGGAGAGCTGTTCAGGGTAAAATTGGTGTCAAGCAAGATGGTGTCTGGGGCAGGCTAACAATTAGTGAGCTTCAGCGCCAACTCAATGAAGGCATAATCTGATGGCTGAAGATACTGACACAGCAACAGTAAAGGTTTCTATGCGGGATATTTATGTTGAGGTTCAACGGCAGGGCCGGTTGCTGGAGAAGATTGCCAACTCGCTGCCTGATAGTGAGGACAAGATTGAGGACCACGAGGTAAGGATTCGCAAATTGGAGATGAGGATGTGGCAAGCTATCGGCGGATTTGGTTTCCTCGCAGCAATCGTGTCACCGTTGATAGCGGTGATAACCGCGTGAGTGGGGGCTGTTGCGACTGTGATCCGCCATGCGATAAATGCCTACCTTAAGGGGTTGAAATATATTATGAGCAAACCGTCCTGGAAGAATCGCAGACGCTACATTCTTGCCTCGTTCATTATTGGAGCTATTATGCTTATCGGTTCCACATTCGCAGCGCTGACCGGAAACATGACCGACATTAGCGATCTTGTGACGGGTGGTGTAGCGTTGATAACGCTCATTCTTACCAGCTACATTTTTGGCGCTGTGTGGGAGGATAAGTCACTGTATAAGAAAGAGGAGAATGGTGATGGATAAAATTAAGAAGTATCTTAACTATGCCACGGAACGTGCCGTGAAAACATTGGCGCAGACCGCGCTTGCAACTATTGGTGGTACAGCGCTTGGGGTGATGGATGTAAACTGGGTATCCGTCGTTTCAATCAGCGCACTTGCTGGAATTATGTCGCTGTTGACTTCGGTTCTTCAATATGACCGTGTACCAGTGGAAGGAAAGTAATGGAAAACTTTGAGATGGTTGATGGGATTGCTTGCCCCGTCGATCCAGCTTTGGCGGAAATGTGCGAATCTTGCCAATAATTATGTTATAGTTGGGATGTTCATTTGATATTCCTTTCTGCAAAACCCCTCGGATCGCCCTCCTAGCCGATTCGGGGGGTTTTGTTATTCAATCCATTGGTTGATTGTGCGGCGTGTGACACCGGCTTTCTTTACGAGATCGGTGACGGCTACTCCGTCCGCGTATTGTTCGCGTACTTTGTCGCGGAGTATTTCTGTGATGATTTGCAGGCGGGATAGTTCTAGGTCGCGCATATCGGCGATTGTATCGAGCGTGTACCCGTTGTAGTGGGCTTTTGTCATCTCTTGCATAACCTTATATTACAGGTTGAGTGTGTGATTCCTTGTAAATGTGGGTTGTGTGTGGTTGACTGACGGCATGAAGAAAAGGGAAACATATCAGCGTAGGCGTTTGACTACGGTTGAGGTTCGGGAGCTTTGGTTCCTATTCGGTGCTGCAAGTTTTTTTGGTAGCGCGTGCATTGTGTTGGTACTAACTATTGTTGTTTTGTCGAAAGGGTAGAAAATGTTTAATGTTGAGCGTCACCATGACGAGGTTGTTGTTAATTATGACGGCTGGTTGGATGTGACCCGCGAGGGTGACACGAGCTACCTGGTAATCAGTTTGCAGCAGGCGCGTGAGCTTTGCGAAAAGTTGTTGGAGGCTTCGCTGCCTGGATCGTTCGAGCTTATCCTTACAACGCCTTCTCGCGAGCTTGAGGACGGCTAGGTGCTTACCCCGAATTTTAGCGTTCGTTGGGTAACGTCCCACCCCAAACCCCAAAAGCTTCCTTGTTTGTCACGGCGTACAGCAGACAGTCTTTGATGATGGGGCACTCGTTACAGAGGTCCTTAGCCATCTGGCCTGCTTTTGTGCGTAGCTGCCCGACAGGAAATTCGTCGGGAAAGAATATCTCTGGAATATCCCGGCAAGGTATTTCTTCCGCTGTTTCAACTTTGTGGTGAAACTCGGTATAACTGTATTCGCGTCGGTAGTTAGACATAAGGTGAGTGTATGAGAAACGAAAGCATATTCCAAGTTTACGATGGTGACACCTTCAACGGTGCATTGAATTTGGGTGTCTTTGATTCGGGTAGCCCTGAGTGGCATGGGTTGAGGTCGCAGGGTATTGGCGGGTCTGAGATTGGCACGATCATGGGGTATAACCCGTGGGAGTCGGCGTTTGCGTTGTGGGCTAAACGTACAGGGCAGATTCCTGACCCACCGTTGGAGGGGTGGTCTATTCGCTTTGGTAGGGCGTTTGAGTTGCCTGTGTTGGAGTTGTGGGCTGAGGAGCACCCTGAGTATGAAGTGTTCTTGACGGGCACTTGGCGGCACTCCGAGCACGAGTTTATGTTAGCTAACCCCGACGCGCTTGCACGGCATCGTGAGAGTGGTGAGTGGATTGTTGTTGAGATCAAGACTTCTCGTGGGTCGTGGCGTGAGACACCACCGCATTATGCAGCTCAGGTGTTGCACTACATGGACGTGTTGCGTCTTGGACGTGCGGTGATCGTCGCTGTCGCTGGTTGGAATTATGAGGAACGTTGGGTTGAGTACGACACGTTTGAGGCTGACGCCCAATTCGCTGCCGCTCACCGTTTCTGGCAGCACTTACAGAACGTACAGAAACCTGATTGGGATGGCAGTAAGGCAACATATGAGGCTGTGAGGTACATGAATCCTCACATTGAAAATGATGAGGTTGATTTAGGTCAGCTTGGGGAAGTGTTGATTAATGCGTCTAAAACTTTTGCCGAGTCGGAGAAACTGCTCAATGAGATCAAGTCCACCGTGTTGGATGCGATGGGTAAAGCAAAATACGGTTATGTTATGAAGGATGGTAAGAAGTGGGTTGTCGCGCAACGGCAAGCCAGAGGTCAGGGAAAACCTTGGCTGGTAGTGAAAGGAGATAAATGATGGAACTGAAATTGGATGAGATTACGCCTGACAACCTGATTATGGTTGCTGCTGATCGTGAGGAAATGAAACTGAGCAACCTGGTCAGGTCTGAGGCGATTGCTTTGGGTGACGAGTTTGGTGCCTCGAAATTGTATGCTGAGCAGCTTTTGGCTAAGTGTCAGTGGCGGGCGATCAGGATGCACAATAATGGTTATACGCGGGATGAGTTGGCACAGATTTTCAATGTGGCTACTAAAGAGATGTCCAAGTGGTTGAAGAGTGGGATGAGGGTGTGGTTGTGATGGGCTGGAACCCGAACGATTATGAAATGGTTGAGGTAAGAATTAGGAAGTTTCTTGATGCTCACCCTGATGGCAGAATTATTACTGATTTGATTCCTGATGAGAATGAATGGATTTTCAGAACTTCTATTTATTTGACTACGGCGGATCAGGATGGTGGTTGGGCTAAGGCAACTGGTTACGCCACAGAGAAGAAGGCATCTAGTCCTTTCGCGGCGGAGGTTTCGGAAACGTCGTCAATCGGACGCGGCTTAGCGAACATGGGGCTTCACGGGAACAAGCGTGCTTCTCGTGAGGAGATGCGGAAGGTGTCTTCGGAGGGTAGAGATTTTATCACCGAGGCTAAACAGTCCACGTCTGCTGATGAGCTACGGTTGTTATGGACGGAAGCGAAAGCCGCCGGTGCCAGTAAGACCATTTTGGATGAGGTGAAAAAGTATGCCGAAGGACTTGTCAGTGCTGAGGGCGAGCGTGCAGGAGGTTCTTCAGGCGTATCTGGAAGCGGTAAGAAGAAATGATCGGGACCAGATTCCGTTTTGGCGTGGGGTTCTTCTTGAGAGGATGGCACTTGTAGATGATGCCGTCAGAAATTATCAAAGGGCTACAGGAACTAACACAGACTAACCGTAAGGGTGTTGATGCTCTGTTTCAAGCCGAGTCAGAACTGGCTGAGAGGGAGCGTGAACTTGACAAGGTTGAAGCAACGTCGTTTCTTGAGTCACAGGGTACTGTCGCGGACCGGCAAGCGTTAGCCCGTTTGGAGGCGGCTGATGCTCGGTTTGAACGGGATATTGCTAAGGCAAAGGTGAACAGGGTTCGGACGAAGTTGAAGACGATTGAATCGGAGTTGATCGCTCAGTCCACGATGTCGAAGCTTTTGCAGGCGGAGATGAAACTGTGACGGATCATGATGAGCGGTTCATCGCGGGGATGGCGCACTGCTATCACCTTCTTGCTCAGGAGCTGCGGGTGAAGCGTGAGGCGTTCAACACGGTCTGGGAGTTCTATTATGAGCACGTTGATTTTGTTGATGACACTGAAAGCACTGTGTCTAAGGAATTGGCTTTCGCTTCGAGTGTGATCGAGCATATGGAGAATGCCCTAGAGGGCGCATATTTTGATGCCCTCGATGTGAAGAAGGGGAACGCCCCTTTGTATAAGTATTAGGTCACCCAGGTTTGTTAGCTCCGCAGGTATAAACTGTGGGCATGGAAAAACCTTGGGGCTCTTACGTTGAGTGGTTTTCTGGTGAGAGTTTCACTGTAAGCCAGTTCATTGTGTTGGAGGGCCGCAGGACTTCTTTGCATTTACATGAGAACCAAAACCATTTTTGGTTTGTGGAGTCCGGCAACGGTGAACTCGTGATTGAGGACACCATGTATTTGGTTGGCCCTGGTGATTCCATTCACATTGACGCTGAGGAAGTGCATCGGTTGTCGGCAAGCATCGGCGATATGCAGGTGTTCCAGGTCACGTCTGGCCTGATTGATGTTCATGATGTTGTTCGGTTTGAGGATGATTATGGTCGCGCAAATAAAGCCTTCGATTAAAACAAAGCCTTGCTCTAAATGCAAAGAGCTTTTACCCCTGACTTCTTTTAGTCGTCATAACGGAGCTAAGTCTTCCAAGACTGGTTATCGAGCATCGTGTAAAAAATGTGACGTTGAGGACAACAGGCTTTATCGTGCAACTAATCGTGAAAAAGTAAATGCAAATAAACGTGACTGGGCAAAAAATAACAGAGACAAACTTTTGCCCACGGAAGCTCGCTATAGGGAAAAAAATCGAGACCGTCTACGCGAATATCATCAATCGTGGAAAGAAAAAAACGCTGATCACTACAAAGCGTGGCAGATTGAATACCGAGAAAAAAATAAAGACCGCAAAAAAGAATTAGACCGGATTTATCAGCAAAACAATAAAGATAAAGTAAATGCTGCATCAAGGCGTTATCGTGAACGCCATCCAGATCGTGTTCGAGAAATAAAAAAGAATCAAGCTCGGAGACACCCAGAGGTTTCCCTCAACACAAGTATGAGGCGTCGCGCTCGTTTAGCGCAAAACGGTGTATATGAAGTCACCGCTAAAGACATTATGAAAATGCTTCGTCAACCGTGTGTATATTGTGGCGCACCTTCCGAACATATTGATCACGTAATTCCAATCGCTAAGGGTGGCAGGCATTCGATTGGAAATCTCGCTCCTGCTTGTAAGTCTTGCAATCTGCACAAGTCGTCCAAATTTATTAGCTTTTGGAAGGCGGGCAAGTAATGGCGATTCCTAAGAAAATCATTAAAGTTTTGCAAGCTCGTGATGAGGCTTGTTGGCACTGTGGAACCGACGATGACACCCTGGTCCCACATCACAGAATTTCTCGCGGAATGGGCGGATCAAAATTGCTCGACACACTCGACAATTTGATTTTGGTTTGTTCGCGTTACAACGGCGAAATGGAATCGAACCAAACGGTTGCCGCCGCCGCCCGCGGATGGGGGCATAAATTGTCAGTTTGGGAAGATGCGTCTGCCCCGGTTTTTGATTGCGCGACGTTTACCTGGTATGTTCTTACCACCGATGGTGGGAGGGTCGAGGTAAGTTTTCAAGACAAAACCTTTTAGATAGGGGAAACAAATGGACAAAATGGAAGTTAATTGGGCTGGGGAAATGGGTATCAATCTTGAGGATTTGAAACTTGAAAGCCCGAATCATCCTCGTCAAGTTGGAATTGGAATCCGACATCGAATAAAAGCTAGAGAGTATTGGGAGTGGAAGCGTTCTGGGGTTGTGTCTGAAATTCGGGGACAATCCAAGCGTGGTACGAAGGCATTGCAAGTAGGGGGAACCAATGGCATTAATTAGAGGGCACCATGATTTTGATGATCATTTTACTCAAATTCCAAATGATTGGGTTCGTGATGACAGATTGAGCTTAGAGGCTAGGGGTTTGTTGGCTCAGATTATGAGTCATCGGCCTGGGTGGAATCTTTCAATCAAGTCTCTTGCGGCGCGTAACGGCATTGGGAGGGATAAGGTCAAGCGAATCCTTGACGAGTTGCTGAAGTACGGCTACTTAGAGCGATCTGAAGCTCAAGCGCATGACGATAAGGGTCATTTGGCTGGATACGACTATACAACTCAAGACCCGCAGGGGGTGACCCAGGAACCTTACAAGGCTGAGCCTTACAAGGTTGGACCTGCTAAGGCTGACAGGTCACCAAAGAAGACTATTTCTAAAGAAGAACATATAGATATAACACCATCTGTTAAGAAAGATAGTGATTTTGAGATTCAGTTTGCTGAATGGTGGAAGGTCTATCCAAATAAGAAGGGTAAGGGTGCGGCGAAGGTTGCTTATCGTAAAGCTTTGAAGAAGCTGTCACATTGGGAGCTTACCGCGCAGGCTATTTCTTATGCCAATGATCCGAATAGGGTTGACAAGTACACACCGTATCCGCAAAAGTGGTTGAATGAGGAGCGCTGGGATGATGAGTTCTCGGTGCCTATGAGCAACTCGGAGCGTTTGAGGGCTGAGGCGCTTGCTGAGATGGAAAGGGATGACAATGAATAAGAAGATTGGTTCTTTGTTTAGTGGCTATGGCGGTCTTGACATCGCTGTGGCTAAGCAGTTCGATGCTGAGGTTGTTTGGCATTGTGAGTGGGAGGATGCGCCTTCGAAGATTCTTGAGGCT